GATCTGGAAAACCCCTATAGGAAACTCACCTCTTGAAGAGGCGGCGCCCCTTGTTGTATAGTGCCAACAAGTAATCGTTCTGGAGGACGCAGTGGGAAAGTATGTCAAGAAAGTGTACCCCGAGGGGACAGCCATCCGCTCCAATGGTAGGCCCGACCCTCGCAAGGGAAAGATCACACCCAGACAGGAAACCTTTTGTAAGTTGGTCACCGAAGGCATCTACTCGAATGCAGAGTGTGCTCGTCGCGCTGGGTTTGCCGCAGCCACATCTCATGTGTACGCAGCGAAGATGCTAAACGGGGAAGACTTCCCTCACGTTTTGGAGCGCATCCAAGAGATGAGAGAAGAGCGGGAGCGCAAGTATGGTGTGAGCACCATAGGCCAGCTTAAACGGCTGCACGATCTGTCTCGCGGCGCCGAAGAGGCGGGGCAATACTCCAGCGCCATCAACGCAGAGAAAATTCGTTCCGCTCTGGGTGGTCTTACCATCGACCGGAGAGAGAACATCAACACGATGGATCAGATGAGCCGAGATGAGATCACCGCTCGATTGGCTGCCTTGCAACAACAGTACCCCCAAGCTTTTCAGATTGAAGGTACACCCATGAAGGATGTGACACCAAATGAGCAAGGGACCAGAGGCGAGATTTTGGAATATATTGAAGGGCAGCATGCCACCAAAAGGGTACGCCCAGAGGATTGAGAACAGGGCCGGAGGCGGTGTGCCTGATGTGCATTGTATGCTGAACGGTTTTCCGTTTTGGCTAGAATTGAAGGTAGCAAATAAGTTTATCGTAAAACACTCCCCTCACCAGATTGCCTGGCATACATCGTACGCCGCCCGTGGCGGCCTCTCATTCTTCTTAATAAACTCCCTCTCTTCGAAGCAAATACACTTAATCGAGGGCCGAGAAGCGATGTCCGTGGCCCAAGCGCCTAGTTTCGAGGGCCTTGGTCGGTCTTTTTCGGGCAAGGGGGAGGTTTGGGCTGCGTTGGAGGAGTTATCGGCTGCTCATTACGCTTGCGCGGTTGCAGATTTGTGAGCCCTGCGGCTCTGTCGGCGAGCCCTGCGGCTCTGTCGCCGGCTTTTTGTTGAGCTCTGCGGCTCTGTCGCGCTTTTCCGCGTCCGAGGAACGAGGACAAGAAACAGTGTGTGCGTCAGCACTCAATTTTTTCCTTTAAATATTGTCGCCGACTAGGCGACTCCTTATTTGACGTAGTTGAAGGAGGGACCGAAGCCCCTCCTCTTATATGTCATACCATGCCTCCCCTGTTTCTGCTCCCCACTGAGATCGAGGGGCGAGCTTTTGCCCACCCCCATTGTACTCTGTGCCGCAACCCTCGCAGTCGTTGGCCCATGTGCTGTAGCAGTGAACCTCCTGACCGCAGCTGCAGTTTACGACGGTGAAGGTGCGTGGGCCATCGACCCACTCTTCGGTTACTTTGCGTGTGTTGTTCATGATTAGTGCTCCACTATTGCGATTGATTTAGGTTGTGACCCGTATGCTCGAGGTCTGGTTCCAGTTGCTGACCCGTTGCAGAGTTTGCAGTCGGCGCATTGTACTCGACGGCCTGCCTCTTTGGATGCGGGGCATAGGACCTCGCGTGTTGGATCGACCTTGAGTATGTCTGATACGACCCTGAAGGTGCGACGACCAGCTGCCCAGTGAGTCAGAGCTTCCTCGTATGAGTCCGCTGACTGCATTGCGATGTCGGGTCTCCAGCCGATCTGGTGGGTGTATGCTGTGTGGTTACGAGCGTGACCTATTAGCTCATCCCAAACGTAGTCGGGTACGGCAGCTGGATCTCCGTATGTGCCGATGCGAATGAATCGCCCAGCGCCAAGTGCTCGTCGTGCATCTGGACTGTCGGCCATCGGGTAGACGCCGCGCTCGAATGCTCTGAAGACGATCAGGACACCCTGCCCGAGGTTGACGTAACAGCGTCGGCCCTTCGCGATCTTGCGCTTGGGGTCATCTGTTGGGGTGCCGCGCATGATGCAGCTTCCGCAGATGGTTGAGTCTCGGCCTGTCTTGCTGGCTTCGAGAGGGTTCTCCGTGGTCAGGATGTACGTCTGCACGACGGCGCCTGTCTTGGTGTTTCGGTTAGAGTATGTGGCGATAACCACAATGGGCTTTCCGTCGAGCTGGCTAGGCCCCTTGTAAATGATTCCGCTTTTCATGTTAGTTCTCCTATGTGTGGTGCGGGAGCCGAAGCCCCCGCTGGTTGGTTTACAATCAATATTCTGGACGACCCGACCAGTCGAGCATATCCTCGCCAATGGGGTGCATAGCCTCGAGCCAGTCCCCGATGGTATCGTGAAGGTCGTTGAGTTCATCCTCGAAGTCTGGGATCTCGAGATCTCTGATGTCGGACTGAACCTCCTCGAGCTTGGCGCGGGCATCATCCAACGAGTTGTAAGCGCGTTGGACATCTGCCAGCTTGTTCTGAAGATCATCCAGAGCCGCGGTTTGTGCTTTGTGCTTTTTGAGTGCTGTGATTAAGTTATCCATAGTGTGTGCTCCATTCTGTGGTTGAGGATAGAAGGCGCCCGTAGCGGGTCACCTCTTGCTTGTATGTGTCACCCATCTCCCAACGTCCGTCGGTGAGCGGTGACCGTGCTGCCACGAACCATCGCGCGTAGGGATCTTTGGCCTCGCTTGATGGCTGCTTGTAGGTTTTGAGGATACGCCACTCCCAACCCTGAGGATTGATGTAGGTGGCATATGGCGTATCGATGTCGGTTCCTTTACGGAATGGGTTAGGCATCTTCAGTTACTCCTGTGTTGACGATTGAGGCTGCGTAGTTCCAGGTCATCATGGCCGCAGTCCATAAGTGTAATCTGTCCTCCTTGCTGTGAGAGTTGATCCAAGCCTCGATGGTCTCGAAGCTATCGGGCGTGTTGAAGAGCCCGTGTGGTTTAAGGTGAGTCATTGTGTAGTCTCCTGTGTAGGTGGGGCGACCTGAGCCGCCCCGGTTGGGTTAAACTTCAGCCAACTCAGCGTCGGCTTTGGTGGTCTTGTCACGTTCTGACATTACAAGCTCGGACGTTCCTGTGTTGGCGTCGTACTTGATTCTGTACTGGCTGTCGTCCTTCAGTCGTTCGTAGGTTGAGTTAAGCATCTCGGAGAACTCATCGTACAGTCTTGCCTCTGGCGACCAGGAGTACAACTGCGGGTTGGTCTCGAGACTGTGCTTGAGTGCCTTGAGGATGTTCTTCATCTCCTGCGGTGTTAGGATTACGCGGATTGGTGTTTCAGTGACGGTTGAGTATTCAGTAACTTTAGCCATGATGGCCTCCTTGTTTAGGTTACAACTACAACGCACATAGAACTTCGTGCATTGTCCCATCTCTCTGCCGCACATTTAATCGCGCCGAGTTTACGAGGGAATCGTCAAGGGAGTTTAGCAGAGCGGCCCAAAATGCAAGATCTCAGGTTCTGATGCTACGTCATGGGCTCACTGGCACTGAGGGTGATCCTTGGAGCGAGGCACCCATGACGTTGCGTCAGGTTCTGTGATGTTGTATTTTGGGTAAACTCCCGACCCCTCACGCGCACATAAGCGTAGCGTTGGAGCATGTGGGGTTGACGACGCATTAAATGGGATGGCCTCCCGGGGGGACAATCCGCACGGGGGTTCATGTGTGTGTGTAGTAGTTTAAGAGAGAGCGGACCTAGAAGGCTGGCAAGGTACGTCATGTTGAGCAGCATGGAGCGAGAGAACATCTGAAGGATGTTCCCGTGGAATGGTGCTCGGCGTGTCGTACCGCAGACCCTTCTAGCCCGCATATTGGGATGGTTCCGCTGTCCGCAGCGCGATCCAACGGGGCGGCTAGCCGTTGGCCGACTGCCGGTTCGGAGACCGGCACGATCCCTCAAGGATCGTAGCTCTTGAAACTCTTGTCGCCGACCAGGCGACTCCGATCTTCCTTCCTTCCTTCGGGGGTAACTGGAGCCAAGCGATCTCGATCTGTGGCACGATGCTCGACCCCCTGACCCCCCTTTTTGGCACCCCACTCTGTGCCCGCCGCCCTTTATTGTTAGTACCTTAGAAAATGCTGGACCTAATTCCATTGGGCCACAAGTAGACCACAAGTAAACTAGGGCCCCCCACCTTTGTATCTAGCCCAGGACCAAGGACCGCGGAAAAATTACGGTGTATGTATTTTCATTTGGGATTGGTGTATGGTGTTGCTGTGAGGTTTTCTGGAGGGTTTAGGAATGTTGACGCGGGATGACATAGGCGATATTTTTTACCCTCGAACCGTGGTCCGTGCACCTTGGCCCAAGGGTTATGTTTGGGTTCCCTTGGCATTATTTTTGCGATGGGGCAGGTGACGTGGTTTGTGTTTTAGTTTTTGTTTCTTTTGGCCATGTTTGGGTTCCTGGGTCGGGGAATCTTTTGGTTCAGGGTTGTTATTACGATTGTGGTAACACGACGAAGGCTCGGTGGTATGACCGTGTGTACGCGATTCCGTACGACTCGGTTTGTGTAGGTAGGTTTGTTGAGTCATGATTGATCCGATTACGGCGGTTGGTTTGGCCACTTCGGCTTATAACGCTATTAAGCAGGGTGTTTCGGTTGGCCGTGAATTGCAGGATATTACGGGTCAGCTTGGTCAATGGGGCAAGGCTTGCAGTGATTTTGCCTTTGCTGAAGATCAGATCAAGAACCCTCCGTGGTATAAGTTCAAAGGATCAGACACTCATAGCGCCATTGAAATCTTTGCGCAAAAAAAGAAAATGTCAGAAATGCGTAAGGAAATCAAGAACTTCATATCGTGGACTTACGGCCCTTCTGCTTGGGACGAAGTTTTGCAAATCGAGGCTCAGATGCGAAAACAACGAAAAGAAGAGATCTACAAGAAAGAGGAGTTTAAACGCGCTCTAATAGAGTGGACTGTAGGTATTTTAGTTGGTTTAGCTGGAATAGCGGGACTTGCTATCGTTGGGTACTTCCTCGGAAAACAACAGGGGAAGTGGTAATGTGGTTTTTAGTCTGGTTTCAAGTTATGAATAATAACATTGAGCATTATCAGCTCAATCAGTTTACGACTGAGAACGAGTGTAGAGAAGCTCTTGAGGGTGCAAAAGTCTTGATAACGACAAGTCAAACAACGGTGTATTGTTTTGAGGTTATACCGCAATAAGAGGGGTGATTACGTTGTGTATGACAAAGATGGAAAAGTTGTTATAATAACGCA